CATTACCCCAATAACTTCTGTCAACCAAATTAGAATCAAATAAGCTAGGGGTTTTCTTAGCCTTCTTCTTTCTTTTGAAAGACATTGTTTCCATTTGGACTTTTGAAATCTTACGGATTGTAGGTTTCTTTACTTCTTCAATTTTTTCATTCATTTCATTCTCCAAGTTCATAATAATCAACTCCTAATTCTTGATTTACTTTCCATTTTGTCATTTTATTTTGTGAATCTCTTAATTGTTCATAAGATTCTGTAGTAGATTTACTTAGATCAAAACTTATAAATCTTAATAAATCCTCAATAATAGGAACCATTTTAAATTTATGCATTCTGTCTTGGTTGTCCTGAACTGTTTTTTGTTCTGTTTGCATACTTAATTTAAGTATGCGATATTTCTCTTTCCAGTACTGTATTTCTTCTTCTTGATTCATTCTGTTTCCTCTTGCTTTCTGCTTTCCATATACTCATTTACTGAGATACCATTACGCTCACAAATTTCGTCAATCGTAACGCCATTCTTATGCTTAGTCGCATTGTATGAGATATCTTCAGGAAAAGTCTGACGCTTACTTGTATGGGAAGTAATATTGATATCCTCATCTTTACTTACTTTTGCAGTAGTATTTATAGAGCCATTAGAACGCAATGGCATTGAATGAGCCATAGGCTTAGGTCTAGACATAATCTTATTTGAAAGAATAGCATTCTCAAAATAAGCAGGAGATAAATGAGTAACATTTTCGTCAGTCTCATTCTTAGCTTTTTCCTCAGCCTTTTCGTAAAGATTTGCAAGGGCAACAAGATTTAGGATAAGTCCTGCGTTAAAAGAATACCCAAGATTTGTGTAAACCTTGAAGTCATTATTTATTTGGTCAATGCGGCAAATTATCCCATAATCTTTATCGCCATCATTTATTTCTAAACCCATCAACTTTTCGTCAATTAATTCAGCTCTGCTTTTACTTGGTTCTAATATCATAAATTACCTTAATCCTTACATTAAACTTATTTATTAAATTTCTAAGGAATTAAATTCCTAAGAGTGACTTTCAGTCTATCGGTAAGAATGACCATATCACACACAGGAAAAAAGAAATTTTGGGATTCTTTTTGGAGATCAGGGAATCGATTATAGTTATAAGAAAACTTTAGATCAGAGATCGGAAAAGCTTGATCAAAGTATCCAGGAAAGACTGTTGAAAGTCTTTGCCGAAGTCTTTGACCAAGCTTACCCAAATTAGCATTAAACTTAATAAGAAATTTCTTTGTAAAATAATCAAACAAATTTTTAATTAAATTAATTCCGCCCCGTGATTTTACTTAATCTTATACAGAATTTTAGTATATATTTTTGACAGGTTTGACTTTATGAAATAAAAGCCAAGTTTCCAGTCAGTTTTCATGTAGCGTGTCTCTCAAGCCAATTAAGCATCGTTCCCTCATACTTAAGCCTTCCTAGGTGCAGCATTTCAATTGAAGGGTCAGTCCAAATTTCTCCATTAATTTCTTGCCAGTATCTACAGAAACCATAATCTTCTGATAAAAATCTATGTTTCTCTGGATCAACATAAGAGTTAAAGAAAGCGTAAGTCCATTCTTTCTCTTCACCTGTCAAAGAACCGGTGTCATCAATATACTTAAGTTCAGAGTAAGCCTCAATCATTTTCTCAAACACTTCTCTTTTAATAAGCATAAACCCAGTCCCGGCATCATAGACACTTATTGCGCCCTTATCAACTTTAACAGTATTGTTCTGTGCATCTTTTGCAGCATTAACTACAAATCTTAAAGAACTCTCAAGGAGTTTGCTATCCTCAATACCTTTCCTTGCGTTGTCCCCAACTAGTTCCCAGTTAATACTTTTAATAGGATAGGCCGCTGTCATTATTTCCTTGTCGTGCCATAGAAGTTTAAGAATATCATCACCCTTAAATCCCAAATCACAGTCAATAAACATTAAGTGAGTAAACTCTTTGTTTGCCAAAAACTTAGCAGCAATTTGATTCCTCGCTCTTGAGATGAGTGAATCACTCATTGTACAAATTGAGAATTTCATTCCGATTTCTTTAAATTGCATTACTGCTCTAATTAGTGACATAACTGTCGGTTCAGAAATAAGTTGATCATAACATGGCAGTGCAATCATTGGATACCATGAGTTAACTTGTTCTTGTTCTATTTCTATTGTTTGTTCTTTAAAAATTGTCATGCTCCAATTATACATAAAAAAAGAGCGTGATTTGCATCACGCCCCTTTTTATTTAATTTTTTTGCTAATTAAGCGTTTGTCTTTGCCGGTGTCTTTACGGACTTCACATCTTTTGCTGTGACTTCTTTCTTGACAGAAGTGATAACTTCTTCCTTAATTGGGGACATGTAGTAAAGGCTACTTGTATTCTTATCGAAATGAATCTTAACATTAAGTTCCAATTTCTTTGCTTGCGCACGAATTCTCTGTTGAAGTGAATTAAACTTCTTTCCTTCTTCTACATCTTCAATCATGTAGGTTTTTCCTGTTTTGCTTGATTCAATCAAAGAATCAATAATTTCCTGAAGTTCAGCCGAAGTACGACCCGAACGAGTAATTTGAGGGAAACTATCAACTGATTTAATATTGAGTGTCATTTTGCTATTCCTTATGTTTGTTTGGAGTTAAGGGCTTCTGCCCCTGTGATAAACACATTATCGGCATAACTTTGACATCACAACCCGACCCATAAAGTTTTTAAAATTCTTTATTGTCTTGTGAGTTTTGTTGATCAAAATCACCAACAATAGCTTCGAGTTTTTTAATCATGATTTTTATCATAGTATTCTCCATAATAAGATTCGTAATTGTTGTAGTCAATTCCTTGACAATTTCATCGTAAGAAGGATTTATATCTTCTCTTTTTATAGGCTTTCGAGCCATTTTTCACCACTTTCTGTAGATAGTATTTGTTTATCGTATCCAGGAACGAACTGGCCGATATCACTATTATATACCTTTACCGTTCCGTATTCTTCCATATCGTCAACTTCTTCATATTGTTTAAAGTCTGATCCAAGTATCTCAATATCTATTTCCATCTCTACCGACATATTTTCAATGCAAGTAAAAACTGATCCGGCTAATGCGTCAGCCAAATCTTTTGATCCAGAGTTGGGGTGATCAATCTTATTGTTTGCAAACAATCTTAATTTAAGAAGTTCTTCCTCAACCAATAATTCATTCCAATAGCCGCGAAGCCTTGTATCGTAAATGGTAGTCATTAAAGTATCGTAATCTGTTTTTTTAACGCTATGAAAGTCTGCATTGATACCTTGAGATCTAAGACTTTGAATCATCTCAATTGATTGCCAACGGTCAAAAGTAACCTTTGCCACATCAAATTTTCTACACAATTCAATAATCATTTGCCTAACAGAAGCAAAATTAATTTCCGCTCCGGGAGCTGCTTCCCAAGAATGAACAAAATCCACATTTATAACAGGAAGATTTTCCACACCCATAGAAGTTTTAACTTCCTTAAAGCCTGCACAGTGACTCATACATAAAGCTGACCTATCTCTTTTAAGGCCCAAGTCAATATGAATAAACCTTCTATGACCGTCTGTATTGTTAAACCAAGGTTGGTAGATACCATTTTCATCAACGGGGCTTTCTGCATGCATAAAAGCTTTTCTCACTAGATCTGGATCTCTAAAGTATGCGTCTTCCATTGCCGGAGGTTCACACTCAAATCTTGCCCTAGCCTCAATTGGATTTCTAATATATTCTGATTCCAATTGATGTCTTTCAATCGTTGGATTACATTCCCAAGTAGCAGCTTTAATTCTCCAAGTTTTAGGCTCTTCTCTTTCCGCAGAACCAAAGTATCTCTGCTGAATGAAGTCACCTTTATATCTAGGGAATGACAAAAGAATAACCTTACCGACTTCCGGGAAACGAGACATAACAGATAACTTACTCATGTTATAAATAGCAGAAGCAGAACCTTTTGATCTTAATTCTCCTCTTGTTTCCGCATCTGTTTTGAATGCTGAAATCTCATCCAAAATTACAGTTAATACTTCATAACCTTCCCAACCTTCACTCTCAGAGTGACCTGAAAAGCATCTTACTGGTCTGCTAAAGAAAAAGATTTCCGAAACTCTTGGTTCAAAACCTACCTGATTAAAGTATGGTGAACTTAAAAGCAAGTTCTTTAATGGTTCAAAGAAAACTCTTTGCGCTTGCTGAGCGTTAACAGCTAAGTTAAGAAGGTCAATATAGACACCTTTTGCTTTTCCGTAGTAACCAAGTGGATCTTTTAAGCAATGAAGAATGTAAACTGTATAAGCCATTGATATTCTTGCGCAATGGTCTTTTCCGGAGCCTTTACCTAACATACAGATAACTTCATTGTCTGTATATTTTTTATAATATTCTGACCCTTCATGTTCTCCCATGAGCTTTTGCAAGGTATGCTCTTTAAGAATTTGAGTACTGTGCCTGACTATTTCTAATTGAATCGGACTTAGACTCGGTAATCCCAAATACTTTTTATCAGTCACAAACACTTCAATGGATACAGGAGTTTCCTCAAGTTCATCTTGATTTAATAACTTATCGAAATCTTCATAGCGAAGATTCATTCCAAGATAATCACTCATTTATTTTTCCTTTAAGCAAGGTAAGGGGGCAAAAAGCTCTCTCTGCGTATGAACGAAATGGGCTGTTTTGGGTTCTCTTATTATGGTTCAATAACATCTGCATCTTCAATGACTTCCGCATCCTCGGCTACCTCAATGTTTTGCATTATTTCAAAAGCAAGTGCAAGTTCTCTTCTTACGGCATCTGCAATCTCTGGGTATTTGGAGATAACATCACGCAACACCCTGGATAGGATCTGATTGACATTCTCTGCTTTCTGCATTCTTGCAATGTATTCACCATCAGAAGTGTTGACACCGAGCAGCTTGTGAAGCTGAGCTTTCTTTGTAGCAAGTTCACCCGCAAGTTTAATAGCCTGAATTCTTGCCGGAACCATGCCATGATCGGTTGCAATGCTGATTGTTTCCCAAGCCTCTTTACTTAATTCATCAAACTCTTGCAAAGCCTTGACTGTGTTGAACTGGACTCTTTCAAGAAAGTATGGGTCATCCTCTGCTTGTCTATTGAGTATCTTCTTGTATTCCTCAATATATGACTTAACATCATTTGTTTTCAGGGACATCAATGATGCAATTTCATGCATTGAGTATCCCTTTATGTGGAGAAGACCTACATCTTCCACATCTTTTAATTTTTCAATTAAAGTTTTATCTTCAATTCTTTCGATATCTGACATAATCTTTCGTAGTACCCTTCTGCAGCAGAATCCCAGCTCATGGTCTGTTCATTTAGTACGGCATTATTAAATGTATAATCAGAAACTACATCGTAGTTATTATATACATATAACATTTTAGCACATAAATCATCAAATTTTGGCTTTGCCCAAGTACCGCAGTCACTATAAATTCCATTCATATTAATAGAGCTATCTTCAAACTCTAAAGGAACTGACAGCTCAGCATATTCTGTGCAGGCAGTTGCATTTGTGCAGATTGTTGGGATACCTTTTGCTATACCTTGATATGGCAACATTCCCCAACCCTCGCCACTTGTCGGATAAACAACGCAATCGGTTAAGTCATAGATATCACTTAACTCTTGGATTGAAACATCTTTATCAATCACATCTATTTGAGGGTGTTTTTCGATAGCCATAAGCTCACCAGATTTGATCCAGCGGGCATCAGGAGCGTCTATCGTCTTATAAAGAAGTCTTGTATTGTCATCGCCCGAAAATATCTTTATAAAAGCATCTACAGTCATCTGAGTGTTCTTGCGAGTTGATGGAGATCCGATGCAAAGGAATGTAAATTTATTATCTTTTAAAACTCTTTTTCTTGGAGTGAATAATTTATTAACTCCAAGTCTAAAATTAAAAACAGGAACTGTTACTCCGGATTCTTCAAAAACATTCTTTGCCCAAAGAGATGTTGTCCATATCTCATCCATTTGATTCATTCGAGAAACCCAATCACTTGGCAGTTTATTTGTTTCCCAATATGAAAAACCAATGTTGTATTTATTCGATACAGTATAGTCAAGAGGTAATCTATTATTTATGAATACATCTGCTTCAATGTTAATTGATGCACTAGATTGATATTCAATACCGAGTAATGACAAGTCTTGAATATCAGATGGTATAAGACATGTTCTTTCAATGTCCATTCCCTTCCCTACAAGACGACCATGAATCTCATCTTCGGCTACCTTGTAGCCTTCATTGCGCTCTTGAGCAACGCTTGTTCCATTCCAAATAATTTTCAAAGTTATTCTTCTGTCTCGAAAGCAAGCTCTCTGCCCCTTGCGTTTGCTGACTTTCTCAACTGAACTACAGAGTAGCCGTGAATCTTGGTGTATTGAACACGATAATTAAACCAGCCGGAAGTCCCAATCCAGAATCTTTCATCAGTATTTTTAGAAAGTTCAATTAACTCATCCGTTTCAAGCAGGAAACTCAATACGCCTAGCGGCATATAGAGGCTCATATCATAATTCTCATGCTTGCCTAGTGCATACTCCGCAAGCAAATCTTGATATTGCTTGATAATTGTCCGAATAGGCTCTCCTACGAAGTGATCAATCTCTCCGTTTGCATTTCTAATTCTTGGACAGAACTCATCAACTGTTGTTATGGTTCCGAATGTTCTACACACCATTGGTCTGTAGCCATATATGGTGCATCCATTCTTGTAGAAAGCGCAATGCCTTTCTGTTTCTCCACCATCTTTCCAAGTTTCATCTGTCATGGCTTCTTTAAGGGAATCTATGATACCCAAAATCCATTCATCAGCGACCCTTTGCCCAGCGTTTTCTAATTTCAAGTAATACTCCTGATTAATCTTGAAAGCAATGTTTGCACATTCAGTCATTGGTAATACCAATCCTATTTTGCAACAGTTGCCAGACCCCAAGCACTTATACTTGGTTTCATTTTGTTTTGCTTCAATTACACGCACTTGGTTATAGAGCATGTCTAATTTGGCAAAAGTTAAAATATCCTTGCCTACTACATTCCTTTTCATCTTCCCATTCCTTTTTTTCTTGCTTTTGTTGTTTTTGCTTGATCTCTTCTACGCTTCTCGACTTCAAGCTGCATAGGAGATTTCGGCTTTCTTAAAGCTGTAGCGGATAAGTTTCTTCCCTTACCTCTAAACTTTAAAAGATCATATTTTTTACACCAGTTATATATAGCCTGGGAGGTTACGCTTATCCCATAACTTTGCTGAAGAACCTTAACGATGTCAGTCAGGTTCATGCGCTTCTTGACATAATGCTCGTAGAGCCATGTCCGGTCTTTATACGGCTCGTCAGCCATTCTTCTTAACCTTCCAGTACCATAGGGAGATTCCAATTGCGTCAACAATATCGTCATCGTCAATTCCGTCTGTGTCTTTGCCGAATGCTACACCGACTATTTCCCTTACTCTATTCTTTCTTTCATTCTTCATTTTAATAAGCATAGAGCCTTTAACTCCATTTTTGTCTAGAATTTCACCATCTTTTTTTGTAACATTTTTATAACCAATTGCTGGCTTCCAAGATAATGGGCTGACATCTTCAATCTTCTTGCATCTGTCTGAAATTATTCCCCAAGTGAATCCGATAATATAAGATATGATTCTGCTTGTCTGAAAGTTTTGGATATAAACAGATTGTTCAATAACAGCAACATCAGGGGAGTGCTTCTCTACAACTTCTAATAATTCTTTTTTAATCTTATTGAATTTCTCTGACTGCTGCTTTTCTTTGGAAAGATCAATCTTGCCAGTAGCAATGAGTTCTTTATCCCAAGACAAAATAGCCCAAGCAAGAGAGTGCGAAGCAGGGTCTATTGCGAGGACTTTATTCCACTTTTCTTTCTGTACGATATCTTTAAGACTCACTTAAATATTATATCTCTTTTCTAAGCTTTTCTTCGTCATATCCCCAAGAAATAAGTCTTTGTATGAATCTTTCACCTTTGCATTGTTCGCAAATAGTTTCCTTATTATAACTTGACAATACTGTTGTGCAATTTTTTGTCTTACAAATTCTTTTTCTGTGTTTGTTTTCTTTAGTTTCATAATATTTTTCTAACAATTTCTTATTAGTTATTAATCTTCTGCATTCAA